TTCTTAATTGTTTCTTCTTTCCATTTCTCATCTCTACCAGGCACCTCTGACCAATGCACATCAATGGGTATGTAACTATTTCTTTTATGTTGTGCGTCATTCCATAACTTATAAAACATATTCATACCATGAGGTGTAGATACAATCATTACCTTAGAACTTTTACCTGATGATATAGTAGGATAAACTGAACTAAAAAATTGTTCTGCAATATTATTAGGTACATATGCGAACTCGTCTAAGAATATAATATTATATGAACCACCACGAACAGCACTTGATGATGTTGCGGCTGCAAGTATTCTACTACCGTTCTCTAATTCTAAACTACCTTTATTCCAGTTGATAACACCTTGTTGTATAAACTTAGGTAAGTTTTCATATGCAAGTTGTAATCGACCTAATAAGTCACGAGCAATTGCTGCCTTGTTGGCAAGTATTGCAATGTTAACGTTAGAATTAAATATCGCATAGTGTAATAAGTATGCAATAATTGTTGTTGATTTGCCTGACTGTCTAGGTAGTTTACAAATACTAAAACGATTATTATGAAATGTATCTACCATTTCTTTTTGAAAGTTAAACATCTTGAATGGTTGTAAACCATGATCAAGTGTTACTATCTGTAAATAGTTTTCTATAAAGTAAACAGGATTATCTTGACAACGTATAAATTCTTCAACTTGTTTTTTTGTAAATTTAGTTTTCTGATTTGCTGCCTTTAGATTAGGATTACCTAGATAAGTTTTATTTTCCATTTTTCTTAATTAGTTTCTGTAACTCTGCTGTTGAACCTACAAACAAATTGTTTTCCACTTTATTAGGACCTTTTTTAGTTTCTTCACCTAACTTCTTCATCTTCTCTTGTAACTGTAAAAGTTTCTCTGTGACTTCACCTACGTTTTTTATTAATTGACCTGCGACTTCATATGTTCTAGGATGCTCAGTCTCTTTCGCAAGTGTTAATATACCGTCTATGGCGTCTTGTCCTCTTTCGACAAGATTGTACAAATTTTCTCTACTGTACTTATAGTCGTTAGTAATATCTTGGTCTTCTCTAGGCCTAGGTATTACCGGCGATACTTTTTCAACTTCAACTTTAGGTGTAATATCTAAAATTTCGTTGAGTTTATCCTCAACCTTTTTCATTAACTATCTTTGTCAGTACCAGTTACAGGATCATACTCAGCGGCGTCTTGAAAGAAAGAACGTTCTTCATTGAACCCAAAGTTATCATCAGCGTCTGCCGTTGTAGGTGTAGGTGAAACAACAATTCTTTGTTCTCTTTTTGCTACAGTTGTATTTGTATCTGTATATTGATCAACTTGTACTCTCTTAATAATCTTTTGATTAGTAACAGGACCATATAGATAAATCTTTGCTGTAAAGTTTAGAGTGTACATAATAGCACGTCTCTCTACAAAAGTACCCTCATATGTATCTTCATATGATACATCATTTAATATAATAGGTACGTCTCTTACAATATCAAGAGTAGGTATTACATTTAGTGTAACTGTATAATCTGGTTGAAAGGTAGGTAATATTTGTTCGACAATCTGTAATGCGTCTTCACTATTTTTTGCCATTGCAAATAAACTAAAACCTACATTGTACGGTACAGGCATATAAGCATGTTGTAATGATTTACTATCTGCACCTTTTACTTTTTTAAATTTTTGCATCCTATTTAACTTTCTTGTAGGATCATATTGTAGTGTAGTCATTTCAAATCCTATTCTAGGTAAAGTTAAAGCAGTTGCTGCAGGATTGTCAGCAGATCGTGCTGAGTCTTGTTCTATTCTTACTAAGAACTTTTGTTTTGGTCCATACGCCAAAGGTACTTTCATTTTTTGTATTGTTTTACCTGAACTGTTTTTACGATAAACGTATAGATCATTGAATAAAGTACCAAACGCAACAACGGTCTTTCTTATCAATTCATGGTATTGAGCATCCTTAAACATTCTTTATCTCCTATTTTCTTACATCACCAAAAGGATTTCTTTCTGAGAAATCAAATATATCATTATCTGAATCAAAGTCATCTAATCCTGCTGCTGTGTCAAACGATTTGTTATCACCGTAGTTTGTATCAGACGCCAAGTTTTCTGTTACGGCATCCTCAAGTATTATATATTCTAGATAGTTAGGGTCATCTTCAAGTATCATATTATCACCATCAGTTTCGTCAACGATAGTATCACCTGCTTCTGATAACAGAGCATTAACATCACCTGCGATATTTTCTGATAGTAATGCACCTGAACTTGTTGTGCCACTTTCTAGAGTAATTTGATTTTCTAAAACATCTTGTGTTATAGCGTCTAGTTTTTCATCAATATCAAGTACACCAGTATCAACACTTTCTGAACTGTATTCCCAAGCAGAACATTTAAGTTTGAAGATAGGCAGATCATTAATCTGATACATTGGATCCTCATCTTCAACATAATCTACTTGCCAAAACTTTTTGAATAAAGGCATCCATATAATGTCACCTTCTCTAGGTCTGTTTATTGACAATGTATTGGAATCATTATCTACTAATATTTCGAATTGTCTTCTTGAAACAACAAAAGTTAATTCGTCTCTTATCTCAAGCCCAAACTTACCTATTAAGTCACCTTGTCCTGCAAAACCATTTACATCTTCTACATACATTTCAATAGAGTATGCGTCAGTAAATTTATCTGTAGTGTTTCCTAATATATCATCTTGCGATATATTCTCTCTTGGCATATAATAGACATCATTACCAAAAACTTTTAATTGTTCTATGATTAAATCTTCGTATAGATTTTTTTCTGCATGTGTACCATGACTGAAATAAGTATTTCGCATAGCACTATCCTACCATATAGTTAGGTGGTAACTCATAAGAGAGTTGTATTTGTTCTTCTAATTTTGTAATCTCATCTAATGCTTGTGTGTAAATTTGTTCGCCATTCATTTGCACACCGCCTAACATTGCAACACCTTGAAACTTGATAAGGTTTGAACCCCATTGTCTTTTAACTAGTTGTATTAGATATTTTTTTAAAAAGATATCATCAAATACATCTGTAAAAGTAGAACCATCTAACTTACGATAACATTCAATTACAATAAAATCTCCTGCTTTAACATCATGTTGCCAGTCCATATCTATGTACAATCTGTTTTTATGTTGATTAAATCTTAATGGTCTTTCACCTACTAATATATGATCTAATAAATCTAAATGTCTTAATGTCATATCATAATGTATAATACTTGTAGATGAAAAATCATACAGGTCGTTTAATCTTAACTGATATCTTACATCAAATAAATTTAATGCAGCCTTATCTGTAAACGGAAATAGTTTTATTACTGACATAACATTAGAAGGCATAGGTATATAATTTTTACCTTCTTTGAAAGTTGCTGAAACTGTACTATCTGCTGTATCTGTTACGGTTGATAATGTTTCGTCTGATCTTGCTCTTGTGATATCATCTGCTGTAATTTGATATTTAAGATACATTCTTTCTGTACCGTCATAGTGATATTGTGCGAAGTATTGTAATGCCTCGTCAATTCTATCTTCTACTTGATCGTCTTCGACATTTATCTCAATAACAGGTTTACCCAATGCTCGTAGGGCATACTGTTTGAGTGTTTCTCTTGTTGTAATCGGGTTATTCTGTGCCATGTTATAGTCCTTATTAGACTATTTATACTATCCTAATGCTATGGCTTGTGCAATTGCAAAAGAAGAGGATGCTTTCGTGTCTAATTGTGTTTGTATATTATCTGAAACACCATCTAAATGACCTATTTCAGTTGATGTAACCGCACTTACAGATACATCACCACTACCATCTGAGACTAATGCTCTTGAATTTGTAAGATTTTCCATCTTACTAAATGCGATTGCGGCACTAGATTTGATGTCTGCATTTACGATATTTGTAATTGTATTATTATCACTATCAATACTTTTGTTTGTTAAAGTATCAGTAGTTGCCTTACCTACTAATGTATCAGTTGCATTAGGTAAAGATATTGTTCTATCTGCTGTTGGGTCTACTACTGTTAAAGTTGTTTCAAAACTATCGTTAGTTGCACCTTCAAATATAATAGTTGCGTCTTCTATTAAATTAAGAGCAGTACCTATATTAGGACTTGTAAGTGTTTTGTTTGTTAATGTGTTAGAACCTGCTAGGGTTGCAAAACTATCACTTTGTAATGCACTATTAAATTCTGATACTGAACCTGTTAGTGTGTTATTTGCTAAATCAATAGATTTGTTTGTAAGTGTTTCTGAGCCTGATGTTGATACTAGTGTTGCATTTGAAACTGCTGTATTAAATTGTGCAA